CCTCCGCAAACACTTTTCCATTTCAAATGTTGAGCTTGCAACACGATGGCACGGCCTAGAACCCCAATACAAAAAGCCAAGGTCACGGGCGTTGCCTACAAGAAGCGGCTCAAGTTCGAATCGCGCAAAGACGCATCCGTCAGCGAACCGCTGGGCAAGCCGCCGGCATGGATGAGCGAGCATCAGATTGCAGCGTGGGCGCTCTTTGTCAAAGAGGTGCCATGGCTGAATTCAAGCCACCGCGGCTTGGTCGAGATCGCGGCCACAATCCGCGGCCGGTTGATGTCGGGCGAGGAAGTCGGCGTGCAGGCATTGAATCTTTTGCGGCAAGCCCTTGGGCAGATGGGGGCCACTCCGGCCGACGCCAGCAAAGCAACAGTGAGACCGGATGACGGCGAAGAAGACGCGGCGGAAAACTACTTCAACTAGAGCTCTTCCCGATCCTGTCACCGATTACGCTCGGGCCGTCCTTGCTGGTGAAATCGTCGCCGGGCCTCACGTCCGCAACGCATGCCGCCGGCACGTGGATGATCTGGCTCGCGGACATGAGCGCGGTCTGATATGGGACCTTGATGCTGCGCAACGGTTCATCGGATTTTGTCGCGATGTGCTTAGGCTCAATGGCGGCCAGTTCGAAGGCAGGCCGTTCATTCTTGAGCCGAGCCAGGCATTCATTGCTGGGTCCATCTTCGGATGGAAGCGGGTCAACGAGCACGGAAAGCGGGTTCGCAGGTTTCGTCGCGCCTATGTCGAGCAAGCCAAGGGCGCGGGCAAAAGCCCGCTCGCTGGCGCCATCGGTCTCTACGGGCTGACGGCTGACGGTGAGGCGGCGGCTGAGATTTATGCTGCCGGCAAGGATCGCGGGCAGGCATTCGTCCTGTTCCGGGATTCCGTTGCCATGTATGAGCAGTCGCCGCACCTCAATGCGCGTCTGACGCCATCGGGCGGAAACCCAGTCTGGAATTTGGCCGATCTTCGGTCTCGGTCATTCTTTCGGCCGATCTCACGTGAGCAGGCCCACTCCGGCCCACGTCCCTACATCGCGCTGTGCGATGAAATTCACGAGCATCCAAACGGTAACGTTATCGAGATGCTAGAGCGCGGGTTCAAGTTTCGCGATCAGCCGTTGTTGTTCATGATCACCAACAGCGGCAGCGACCGGCACTCGGTGTGTTGGGAGGAGCATCAGCACGCGGTCAAGGTGGCCGCGGGCACGCCGACGCCGGACGAAGATTTCACCTACGTCGGTGACGTTGTGGACGACAGCGCGTTCAGCTACGTCTGCGCCCTCGACAAAGATGACGATCCACTCTCCGATCCATCGTGCTGGATCAAGGCCAATCCGCTACTCGGCGTGACGCTGAAGTACGAGTATCTCGAGGGTGTCGTCGATCAGGCAAAGGCGATACCGTCGAAACGCAACCTGATCATGCGCCTGCACTTCTGTGTCTGGACAGAGGCCGATACGGCATGGATGCCGAGGCCGGTCCTCGAAAAAGTCATGCACGACTTCGATCCTTACGAGGAGCATGCGGGCAAGGAAATCGCGGCAGCCGGCCTCGATCTGTCTGGCGCCAAGGACTTGACGGCTGCGGCGTTCATCGTCGAGACTGGAACGAAGCGTGTCAAGCGGGAAGACGGTACGGAAGCCGAACTCCCGACCTATGATGCATGGATCGAAGCATGGACGCCGCGCGAGACGATGGATGCGCGCACCAAGGTCGATCACGTTCCGTATCGTGTTTGGGCCGAGACCTGCCACCCAGGAACGATGTGGCCGTATCTGCATGCGCCGGAGGGACAGCGCGTTCGCTATGATCATGTCGCCGCGCTCTTTGCTCGCCTGCATACGGAGCATGGCATTCGCGTTCTGGCATTCGACCGCTACGCATTCGATAAATTCCATGATGAGCTTGATGCTTACGGTGCCGAGATCAAGACCGTCGCCCACCCCCAAGGCGGGAAGCGGCGCGCCCGGCCAAGCCCTGAAGAAGTCGAAGCCGCCAAGGCGAACGGTCAAGAACCGCCGCTCGGGCTATGGATGCCGGGCAGCGTCGCGGCCCTCGAGCAGCTAATTCTCGACGAGCGCATCAGGTTGCGAAAGTCGCCAGTGCTTTTGTCGGCATTGATGGGCGTGGCAATAGAGACAGATCCTCTGATGGGCAATCAGTGGTTCTCAAAAAAGAAGGCCACCATCCGCATCGATCCTGCTGTGGCGCTGGCGATGGCGGTCGGGGCCGCACTCGATGGACGGCGCGAAATCAAGCCTGCATCTTCGCCGTGGGATGACCCGACATATAGCCTTTCGCAAACTCAGGCGGCATAGGAGAGACGCTGAAAATGTGGCCTTTCCGCCCCAAAGATGGCGCACAATCGCGCGCTATCGCGCCTTACGTCGAACGACGGGACGGAAGTATCGAAAATCCGGCAATCCCGGTCAGCTCCGCGAATTTCCTTGCCCACTTCGGGCTCAGTGACGCCAACATCCCGAATGTCACGATCGATAGCGCACTGACGGTTCCGGCTGTGTGGGCGGCAGTCTCGTTTCTCTCGCGCACGCTCGCAGCTCTGCCGCTTCACGCCTATCGCGATACGAAGATAGGTCCGCAGCGCATCAATGGCAAGTTGCAATCCGTGGTGCACGACGCGCCAAACCCGGAACAGGACAGTTTCAAATTCCGCCAGTACTTCTGGACGCAGGTGTTCACGGGTGGCCGGGGGCTCGCCTGGATCGAGCGCACGCCGCAAGGCATCGAAGCCATCTGGCCGATGGACCCGCGCCATACCGTCATCAAGCGCGTCAACCATCGGCTCGTCTATGAGTTCAACAGTACGCCGGGCCGGTCGATTGCCTATCCGGCCGAAGATGTAATCGACGTGCCGTTCATGCTGCGGTCCTGCGGCATCAGGCACTATAGCCCGATCGCGATGGCAGCGAAGGCCATCCAGCTTGCTCTGGCGATGAATTCGTATGGTTCGCAGTTCTTCGCTGGCGGAGGTGTCCCTCCCTTGGCGCTCGTGGGTCCATTGCCGCAAGGCGCCGAAGCCATGAAGCGCGCCATGGCGGATGTGCATCGGGCTATCGATGCGGCGCGGAGTTCCGACAAGCCGCTCTTTCCAATGCCGCCTGGGCACGATCTGAAGGCCGTTGGCGTCGACCCGGAAAAGGGACAGATGACGGACGCGCGCCGGTTTCAGGTGGAGGAGATCGCGCGCACATACCAGTTGCCGCCGATATTCCTGCAGGACCTGACTCGGGCGACGTTCACGAACGCCGAACAACAGGACATGCATCTGGTCAAGCATCTCGTTGGCCAGTGGGCGCAAGCATTCGAGGGTGAGATCAACCTCAAGGTGTTCGGGCGCGGCAACGCGGGACGGTATATCGAGCACAATCTGGACGGACTTCTCCGGGGCGACTTCGCAACGCGCATGAGTGGTTACGCCACAAGCATCCAGAACGGCATCCGCACACCCAACGAAGTGCGCGCCATGGAAAACCTCTCGCCGCTTTCCGATGGCGATCAATTGTTCATTCAGGGGGCGACGGTGCCTCTCAGTAAGGCCGGCGCCGACCTGGCGCCACAGACAGTAGACCCAATCAACGCTGGCGATGAGGCCAAAAAGGCATGACGAAAGAAATCGAGCGGCGCGCGAGCGCATTTGGCGTCGAGACACGAGCCGATGGCGCCGGCAAAAAGAAGCTGTATGGCTATGCGGCGATTTTCAACTCCGACACCACGATCGGGGACTACTTCATTGAGCGCATCGACAAGGGCGCCTTTGACAAGGCCATCAAGGGTGACGTGCGGGCGCTCGTCGATCACGACGCCGGTCGCGTCATCGGCCGCACGAAAAGCGGCACGCTGAAGCTCGCCACGGACGATAAGGGACTATCGGTCGAAATCGATGTTCCTGATACTGTGGATGGCCGCGATCTTCTGACCCTCGTAGACCGGGGCGACGTCAGCGGCATGAGTTTTGGTTTTCGGGTGCTCAAACAGGAATGGGATGAGACCGGCGACTTGCCGGTGCGGACCATTCTCGACGTCGAACTCTATGAAGTGTCCGCCGTTGCGTTCCCCGCCTACGAAGATACGGAAATCGGCGCACGGTCTCTCAGCACCGCCAAGGCCGAACTTGAGGCAGCTCGCGCTGATGCGCAGCGCAAGAAAGACAACGCCCATGCTGCCGCTCGCAGGATCGACGAGCGGCGAGCGGCGATGGAGCAGAAGTTTCGAGGCATCCGCTAGGGGTCTCGATTAGTCACCCGGCCAAACGACCGGAGGGCAGGGATCCCTGCCAGCGTTTCAATCGCTCGCTTCGGCGGGCATTTTTATTGTCCAACGGAGACACAGCATGACGCTCAAGGAACTGAACGAAAAGCGCGGCCAGCTCGTGCAGGCCGCACGCGATGCACTCGACGAGATCAAGAAGAACACCGACGAATCCCGCGCCGCCGAGCTTGACGCGCGCCACGACACCATCATGGCCGAATTCGACAAGATCGAGAAGTCGATCGAGCGCGAGCAGCGCATGGCAGACATGGAAGCCCGCGTCGCCAAGAAGGCCGAGGAAGATCGCGCCAAGAAGCGTCCGATCGGTAACGACACGGAGACTGGCGCCCAGGACGACGGCGACAAGCCGACGTACCGCGGCGTGTTCTTCAAGTTCCTGGCCGGCGGCGCGTCCCTCGACGCTCTCGACAGCGAGGAGCGGGCAGTCCTTCGTGCCGGAGCGGTCAACATCGAACAGCGCGTGCAGACCGGTGGCAGCAACGCCGCTGGCGGTTACACGGTCCCTGTCGAATTGCAGGCCATGCTTGTGCGATCGATGAAGGCATGGGGGCCGATGTACGATGGCGCCATCGTCAGCGAGATCAACACGTCGTCGGGCAATGCACTCCCAATCCCGACCGTTGACGATACGTCCAAGTCGGGCGTGGCGGGCACGGAAGGCACGGCACTCACCGATGACGGTTCCGCCGACGCTGTGTTCGGTCAGAAGCAGCTCGAAGCCTACGACTTCAACACGAAGTTCGTGAAGTTCTCTTGGCAGTTGGCCCAGGATTCCGTCTTCAGCATGGAATCGCTGCTGGCCGATCTTCTCGGCGAACGCCTTGGCCGGCTGTCGAATGCGCAGCTTACCGTCGGCACCGGTACCAGTGCCCCCAACGGCATCGCGACGGCATCGTCTCTGGGCAAGACGGCGGCATCGGCATCGGCAATCGCGGCTGACGAGATCATCGATCTCATTCACTCAGTTGATCCAGCCTATCGCCAGTCTCCGAAGGTCCGATTCATGTTCAACGACACGACCATGGCCGCCATCCGCAAGCTCAAGGACGGCCAGGGCAACTACCTCTGGCAGATGGGCGACGTTCAGAAGGGCGAGCCCGGCCGCTTGCAGGGCTACCAGTACAGCATCAACCAGTCGATGGCTTCGATCGCCACCGGCAACAAGACGGTGCTGTTTGGCGATCTCGGCAAGTACTGGGTCCGCAAGGTCGGCGCGCCGGTCATCGGCGTTCTGCGCGAGCGGTTCTGGCCGGACCTCGGCATCGCCGGCCTGATCCGCTTCGACGGCGAATTGCTCGACACGGCGGCCGTCAAACACTTGATCCAGGCGTAATCTCTCTGATCAATTCGCTGGGGCGGCTGGCTTCTGCTGGCTGCCCTCAACACCTCGGAGTGGATGCCTCATGAAAATTAAAATGCTCACCAGCATGGCTGGTGCCGGGTTTGCACTTTCGCCTGGCGATGAGTGGGAAACCGACGACAAGGACGCCGTTCGGCTCATCGAAGCCGGGTTTGCAGCTCCCTTTGTCGACAGTGAAATCGAAACGACGACATTGGAGCCAGCGAACGAAAAGCGTGTCCGCCGTACCAAGCCCGCGAGCGAGTAGCGCTGATGTGGTATGCCGCAAAACAGACTGTTGCGCCATCGGGCGAGCCCGTCACGGTCGCAGACGTCAAGGCGCATACCTA